GAATTTGAGAGCGTCAAATGGATGCTCTGAGGCATGCAACCCGCTTTTACACGGCACCAATTTCCCCTCATGCTCTATCCACTCGCCCACCTTCGGCAGTGGCCGACCGTCGCGTAATTTGGTCCCGGTAAAATGATAATAGTATTTAGATTTTTTCATAAAAAGTGTATCTCATTCGAAGTATGATTCGACAATCGTATTGCGGACGGTTTCCGAGTTGGTCCCAAACCATTTGGCGATGAATTGCTTCGCCGCCGGGCCAGGGCGCAGGAAAACAGTGCTGCGCTGCTTTGCAGAGTGCAGGACAACGCCCTTGATGGAGTCGCCGCTGTAGGAGCAACGGCGGGAGGTTTCAGTTTCGGCGAGGTTCCGGCTTAAACGCCGGGCTTCAGCTTCGTTCATTTTTTTCAGACTGGCTATATCAAACATATAGCTAACTTTAGCAGATTCTGAAAAGCGGTCAACAGGAATTTTTTAGGGCGTGTCTTCGTTTAGCGGACTCGAAGCGTGCGGCTGAGTTATATCGGCGAATCCACAAGAAAGTAGACTGCGGATCTCCTTCGGCCAGCGAGGGATTTCCGGAAACCCATAAACCGCGCAGGCATGCCCAAGTGAGATTTCAACCGGTATTTCGTCCCAATAGCCAAGCACTTCTTCCAGAGTCCAGTTATTATCGACCCATTTCTCTTGGCTACGAATGAAACGCCGCCCCAGGGTCTCAGTGAATATCACGAAAATTGAATGTGTGAAAGAGAAATACCGCGGGTATTGCGGCACCACTACGGGCGGCGGCGTCACTGCTGCTGGAGTGGTGATTGTGTGTTTTTTGATCAGCGCAGAGGCAGGGCCTTTCGTGGGCCGGTCGTCGATCAGATTGTCAGTCGCCAGAGCATCGAGAATAATTCCCATACACGCGGCGGCGTGGGCCACATGGCTCTGCTGGCTCTCGTCATCAAAGTCTTCACCATCGAAACATTGCAGGATATGCCGACAAGCGGCGTCCAGGTAAACTTTGAGAGAGACTTTCTCGGTCCGCCAATTAAACGGGCCGTATTTCTTCTTGCCAAGCTTCATCACTTCAGCGACGGCGAGAATCAATGCGCTCGGAACATCGGTTGGACTTGGTTTGTTTCTGCCGATTCGGTCTTTGGGATTTGTTGATTGTTGTGTCATGCGTTTTTGAGTTGTTCGAGACGGTTGCGAAAACGGTTTTCTGCGATTGAACAGCATTGTGGATCCAGGGCGTCGCTGTAGAATTCCGTTAGCGATTTAGAGATCCTCTCGCGGCTGACTCGCTTGTCGAGATAGAGATAAGTCCAGTCCCCTAGCGGTCCGCCGACAAGGCCGCGCTCCGCTTCAAGCACGAGCATTTCCCGGTCGGCCTGTTTCACGATTGTATAAAGCTCCGTTGAAATCCTAAAAAGCTCCATGATGCGGTCCAGAAAACGATTCTCAAGCTCGTCGTATCCCCGAATCATTTTCCGCACCGGAGTGGGGATATCCCCGCCCAGGAAAGCTTCCGCGCCATCGTGAAGTATTGCCTGAAGGCAGTGCCTTGGACTGCCGCCCAGGGCTTCCACTCGCAGAGAGACGTTTAGCGCGTGCTGAGCGAGCGAATAGAAATGTTTCAGGTGACCGCCGAATCGGCAGATATGGCTCGAAGCGATGGGCAGCACTGATAGCACTGTTTGCTTGTCAGGGATTGCCCGCACCGGGTCGGTTAGGAAACATTGGGTGTGGTTGACCATCTGATACCAAGGGTCCGCCGTTAGGTGATCGATTATTTTTTTCATAATTTCTTAAATTTCTTCAGTCCGTAAACATAGGTGAAGTTTGCGGAGCAGATACACAATCCGCCAATAAAAGAAGCGATCTGGTGAAGGCTAGGATAGTAGAAAAGATTCCACAATCCCCACACAAAAAAGAACTGCTGAGCGGGAACGAAAACGCCCTTGTGCTCTTTATCCTTCCAAAGCTGGCGGACGTTAAGCCACATGGCGATGCCGCCCCATAGTTCGAACGCGCCGTTGATTAGATCGGGGATTTGCATTTTTGAACCACGAATTGTTCAACGAGATACTTGCTCAGGCATTTTTCATCGCAAAAATCCAGGTGATCTTTGATGATGCTCACCGGCTGCACCGAAAACCATCCTTCCCGGCGATTGGCGTGTAGGCGGGTAATGTGGAAAGCGAAGTCCATCGGGTTCGTGCTAGCGCGAGCGCAATGGTCGCATTGAAATAGGTGCGTTGTCATAGGTTTTCAACTTTGTCCGCAATCATCATGGCGAAGTTTGCCACGTCCGCGGCCTCCAGGAGAGTGTTCATATCGATTTTTCTTTGTTGGTCCCTTTTTGCGGCACCGGCTGGAAGATTTATTATATTCGTAAGTTCGGAGGTGGCCTCTAAAAGTTCTGTAGCTTCCTGGATCAAATAATTCGAAAGAGTTTCAAAAGTCGATTTTCTCCATCCTGCCTTATGTCGGTTCTGGCTAAGCTTGTATTCCATTGCACAGGCAAATCGAAAAACGATTGGCCAAGTTGGAGAGGAAGTATCCGGCGCGGGGATCCCAGGGTGCGTCGGGATTCGCTCCGCGGCGCACGCAGTTGGCGCGGGCCATGGCTCTCCGGGCATAAACCCGTCGTCCAGGTTACTCATGGTTGGCCCAATCAGCAAAGATGCAAAAGATTACGGCCAACCCGAAGCTGGACAGTAATACGATTGCAATGGCGATCAGCAGGTTCATCGAACCACGGGCACGTCTGTGATCTCGCCGTCTTCGCCTGGCTTGTTGCCGGTCTTGTGCTTCCCAGGCAGCAAGCGCTTATCGCCGGGCCATTGGGCAAGATCTGAATCAGGCACGTCGCGCTGATCTGCTGGAGTTTCTTTTTTGTCTTTCATAGTTCGGTAACTGTTGAGGACCATGTTCCAGGCCCGGTGCGTCTCATTTCCACCTTCAGAAGGTATTCTCGTTTTTTGAAAATATTCTGATCATCGGCCTCCTTGGTGCAATCAAATACTTCGAAAACGTCGCCGCCGTAGTGGTTAATAAATACACTCGCCTCATCTCGTGAATTCGAAAGCGTATAGTAGCACTGGCGATTGATCGGATCGAGATAGGCCCTGTCCGAAGTGGGCGAGGCAAAAGCAATTATCTCATGTCCGTCTGGGACGTTGAATTTAATTATTCGAATCGAACAGCCTTCGATCTCGGCAATGGTGACCGTTTGGACCGGCCTAAGTTCACCGGAAAACTCCACTGTTACTGGCTGCGTCCAATCGATAGCGTTTTTCATATCACGTTAATGTCTAAATCTGCGTATGACTTTACCACAGTCCCAGGTGCGGATCCCACTACTTTCTCGCGAAATTCCTGGACCGACATAAACCGGCTGGGTGCCGGGGCAGGAGTGTCGTCGTGCCAGATCACGTTTAAACGCGGACCTTGGCGGTGCAAACTGATTTGCTTTTGGACATCGTTGTCCAGTGCTATAGCGAGCGAATTCACTTCGGTGCGGCCTTTGGAGCGGCTGAGTGCAGTCGCGGGCGAGCACATGACGTGGTAATGAGTGAAGCCACCGTCCTTCAAAAATTTGAATTCGTCGGATGTCCGGATCCCGATCACGATAAGCTGTGACGGCACCGGCGCGGGATCCTGTATTTCGTCAGTGCGATCAGCAAGGGCGGCACGAGCCCAAAAAGCACGGCTGCCGAAGTCGGCCCAGGATCTTCGGATCAGGCCCAGGAAAAGAATATTCGTCAATGTGGGCGAATATTTTCCGTCGCCGAAGTTCCGAAACTCTTCCAGGATTATTTGCGACGGCTCTCCCTTAAGCCTTGCGGTTGCTACGAGAGTATCGCGGACTGTTTGATCCAGACTCAGCAGATTTGTGCTGTCCGAAAGAGAGGCAAGCAACGGGAGGATCCCCGCACCGACTCGGCCAGTAATGAAAAGCTTTCCTGGCCGCACCGGTTCTGGCGCTTCTTGCTCCGGACCAGCGTTTTCCTGGTGTGTCTTATTAGACGGCGGCGCGTGGGTCGAGTCCGTTGCGAGACTCTGTTGCAAACTCGGCGAGATACATTCGGCCATTAACGCCTTCGCGTTTTCAGTGGCCTCAAGTTCCTTCGGGTTTGCGATTTTTGGATTCTGAATATTGAGCGCGGATGCGACTTGCGCGAGCGCGTCTCCGCTGATATTGGTCGTTGTTAAATTTTGCTTCTGCTGCGTCGATTTCGGCTGAGTCGGCATATTTTAGTTCCTTACAATCTTCTTCTCCAATCCCCAGATTTCTAGTTGTTTCAATACTCTCGGAGGATTCGAGATATTGAAAATAGGCGATCTGTTCTTCAGTGAGCGGTGCCATGGGATAAACGGGTTTCGGCTTCGCCCCTCATTGCGGACATCCAGGAATCCAGCCTCTGCGCTTCGATGTCCATCATTGCAAGCGACTGATCGGCTCTCGAAATGTCATGGACCTTAATGGGATCAATCGCCGCCCGCTTTGCGCGAAGAATCAGCCATGCCTTGGTGACTCTGGCGCGATCCTTGATGCAGCGTTTCGCCCATTTCGCTAGCTGCGATGCGGACGCCTTCTTCGCACGATCAGCAAATCGAACGGTGAAAGCTTTTGGCTCTCGCGTCGAGATCAAATGCTCATGGCGCGCCTTCAGGCAGGTCTTCAGTTGCGCGGATGTCAATCGGGTTCCAGGAGTAAAAATCATGGACTCGGCAACTTCGACCGGCATGCGGTCTCTGGTGCTATCGATTGCGAGATATTCGGGGACTGGTTTAGTTTTCTTGTTTTTGTTTACGTGTTTGTTCATAAATTGTTATGCCCAGGAAAACATTACCTCTCTGGAGTGGCTGGTCACTTCGGGTCTGAGTCCAGGGTTATTCTTCTCGAAATACGCAATGACTTCTTTGGCAACCCAATATCGTTCTCCGATAGTGTCGTCATCCCATCCAATGCTCACGACTACATATCCGTGCCCATTGGCCGCGGCTCCTTCGATTTGCTCGACACAGCGTGCGATTGCGATGGTGGAACGAAAAGATACCCGCTCTTTTAACTTCGAGCGTGCGGCTTTTGTCACTTCGATCAATTCGGCTTTTGATTTCATTGCGGAGAGTATAGCACTACTTTGCCGGGGATGCCAACACTTAAACGTCGATATCCGCTTTCTCCAGGCACTTTAGGCAGAGGAATCCTTCAGAGGCTCTGTAGAGTCCTGGCGTCTTGCATTCGCGGCAGATAACTTTGATTTCGAGCGATGCCCCATACTCAGTCCAGGCAGTCTGGAGCTTTCCGTAGGATAGCTGAATCGCCTTGCGCTCATTGTCGGTAAGTGCGTTGCCGACGACTTGTGAATTAAATTCGGCTTCGAGTTTCCGCCGGTTGAAGAGGGAAGACAAGAGCGTTTGATAATCTGCTTCCGACGTAAGGAGGTTTTTGAAACAGGGGTTGTTCATAGGCTCCAGCATATGGCGCAAAGCCAATTACCTTTTGGCTCTCTAACCAGTGTTTGGTCGTGAGAGCTACAGCCGCAACCGGCGCAAAAACGCTCCGGAGGGGACCAATCGATCTCGTCAAAGTTCTTGCGAAAACGATCTGTGTTTGTTATTCGGCTGGCATCGCCTTTACCGTTGCCGCCGCCGGAGATTCCGAGATCTCTTGTATTGCGTGCTTGATTTCTTATTGGCATATATTGCGACCGCAGAGTCTGACAATCTCGTCTTGCGCGATCTTCAAATTGTTCTCCGCCCTCGTGATCTCCCGTCTACGCTCCTCGTGAAGCAAACATCGCAGTTCGTTTACTTTATCCTGGAGAGCTTCCAGCTTAAAATAGTTCTCCAGGCCATGGCGAACAACACGCTTCCGGAAGTCCGAAAACATTTCTCGCACCCTATCGCGATCCCTGGTCATTGCCTCCAGTTCCATATTCATTTCGCGGGAGTGGAGTCGGCGGCGGCGCGCTGCGCTTGAATTGCGTTGGCCCTGGTGAGCATACTCGCAACGGCATTGCACAGCGGCTGGTATTCGTTCTGCACGGCCCACCAGCAACCAAGCAAATGCTCTGCATGGTCGAAAAGCTGGCTCCGGACGAATTCAATTGTGCCACGCTGCTCCGCTTCGGCGTTTTTGTCGAGGGTCCCGAGTTTTGAGTCGGCTAACTGGCGGAGGCGAGTCAGCGAGTCAATCAGTTGTTTTCCTTTTTCCAATGGTAATGGTGATGTCATATATGTTGAAGATATCACTTATCGGTTAAGCGCCCCAACTCTTTTTTAGTTAATCCTCGGCCCACTTCAACCTCGATGTCCATCTCAACACGGGCAAGGATGTCCTCAGCCGCTGCATTAATGGCGCTCTCCTCCTCGAAATAGCCATACAAGTTCTGTTTGTAAACGTTGATCCAGGCCCTCTGCCTAATCCTCTCCAAGTTCAGGTCAAAGCCGCTAGGCACGCCTTTAAAAAAGATGCCGTCCAGGCTGTATGACACTAGAGCCTTATCCGGGTCGGATAACCAGCCAATCACCGGCTGACCAGTAGTATCCAGCGGATCAATAGCCACGATGCGGACTGTGGCTTTGCCGTTTTTTGTGTAGTAAGTTTTCCCGACTTTGATTTCAGTTTTCATTTTTCTCTTTTATTTCTGTTTCGCTGAGGCCCTGGTTTTCCAGGACGTTAATATCAAGCTGCACTCTGGCGAAAAGCGAATCGGTATCTGCTTCGTGGATCGCTTTTCCCAAGTCGTAGTGGATCGTCTCTGCAACCCGATAGACATTGATCCAAACTTTTCGAACGATTCGCTTTGGCGGATAAGAGAGATCTAGGTCTCTGCCGATTGTCGAGCAATGGGCACTGCCATTTCTGAGATAGCAAACAATCGCCTCTTCGGGATCCTCACCGGGACGCTAAAAGGGTTCGGATTCCCAACACGGACCAGTCTGAGTTCTTCACATCAGTAGCGACGATCCGCACGCGCCATTCGCCATCCACGGTTAGAAAAGTTTCACCGACTTTTATTTCTCTAATATTTTTCGTTGTATTTCTGCTTCAGTAAGGCCCTGGTTCTCCGCCACGTTGACGTGAACCGGGATGCGGGCGAAAATTAGCTTTTTGGCTCCAAACGCTGCCCTGTCTTCTGTTCTGTGGACTGCCGCGCTAGCCTCAGTATAGATATTCAGCCAAAAGACCGTCTCCAGGCGCTTCTCTGGCTCTGATAGGTCCAGTGAAAAGCCTTCCAAATACAGATCAGCGCCTCGGGCATAGGTGCCGTCAGCGTTGTATTGCACTACCGTTTCGCCATCATCAGCCCTACTGGTGTTGGAGATCAGCGCAACTATTGGCTGGTCTCCCCTGGCATCGGTAGCCACGATCCGCACCTTCCAGACTTTGTTCTTTGTGGTGTATTCTTCGTCTTTAACTATTTTTCTCATAATGTAAACAGGAACAGGGTTTGCAGGTAAAGTAAGTATCCCAAAGCACTCTGCGGTTATGGCAGAGATGGCAAATCTTGTGAGTCGCTTTAAAGAGAGCAAGTATTCTTTTGCGTTGGTGATTCTGAATTTTTTCCGTCAGTTGGTGAAGATAGAAAGAGCGCGACTCTATTCTGGTCATGAGTATAGAATCAAGCGGATCCAGGCTTCCTATCATAGTGAGTAGATCAGCCACAGTTGAGATCCAGCTTGGCGGGCACCCAACTAACTCGCCTTCGAAGGCAGTTACCAGATCAGCGAACTTTTTCATCATCAGTTCACAGGCCCGCCGTTCACGGTCCGGGAATCGGCTAACCGTCAATTGCGCGTCATCTAATATTTTATGCAGGTCTTTCATTTCAATTTGGCTTCGAGTGCTGTGACACGAGCTTCAAGCGCCCGGACTGCGTCGGCAACTTTGGCGCGAGGTTTGGCGCGCTGTTCAGCGCGACGTTGTATCAGTTCGGCTCCGGTAGCCGGTATAAAAAAATCATCGACCAAAATTTTCTTCTGCGCTTCCAGGATTTTGACAAGCTCCGGTTCTCCTGCCAAGTCGGCCTTTGCTCGGTTCACCGAAAAGTTAAACGCCGAATCGTCGAGCACCACGGCACGCTGCTTATACTCCCAAAAGAAATAGATGCACATATCAGCGAAGCGAAAAACATCCGCGGGCTCTTTGAACGAGCCAAGGATCCACGCGCCGCCTAAATAGAGTTGAACGCGCCAACGGTAGGACGTGAGGATATAGTAAGCATTATGTGTTTCCCGCTGACGCAGGCGAAGCTGTTTTAGAGTTGCTTGTTCGTCTTCAGTGAGAGCGTTCACAAACGGTATGCGCCCGGCCTGTAGTGCGAGCGCGTTCATGCGATTCTTAGTGCTGTTTTTCTTGTATAGTATTTCTGACATGCCCATGACCGTAGCCCAGTCCTGGACTTAACTCCAACACTTTTAGTTTACGTGCTTTAATTGTTTTCAAGTATATACTCAATTCACTACGCAGTAGTTGTCCAGTGCCTTTTTAACCAAGGAAAAATTTAATTATATATACCACATTGAATTAAGTTGAATGATTAGTGTGTATTGTTATATGCTATAGGGTAAACTGACCCTGCACAACTACTGGGTATTGTATTGTCTGTATAATGTTCTCAGCGCTGGCGCGCCGGGCCATCTTTTCGTTGCATCGCCGGTTCGCCGGTTCGATTGTCTAATACCATCATGGCAAAACGATCTCGTCCCAGGCCCGCGGATCCCGCAGACCTTTTCTCTAACACGCCTAAGACGATCAAGAAACTAGACAAGCAGGCACGCAAAGGGCTCCGCGAGATCGAGCGCGCCGCCTGGTGGAAGGCAAACGGAGGCGAAGCACAACCATGAATATAGACGATATCCCAGTTAAGGAAGAGACGCTTACCCGGATTCATAACTTGGACAAGCGGATCAAGAAAGTAATCAAGGATACTGTTGTAGGCAGGGCACTTACGAAAGCTATGGAAACTCCAGCCGTCCACAACGTAGACGAGATCCTTGCGGTTCCTCCTGAGGCTGAAGAGGTTGTGAAGCAAGATCAGGTATTCCAGCTTTTCGCGATCTATTCCGGAGATGTTGAGAAGACTGCGTTGGCTTCCGGATGGACTGCCGTCCAGGTGGAGGCCGCTGCCGCCCAGCACGCATGGAGAAACAAGATCAAGGTTCTTATCGATCTGAAGCAATCAAACCGCCCTGGTGACTCGGAGCGAGGGATAAACCGTGCTATAAACTTTGTGCAGGCCCACCAATACCGATGTTTTCTAAATCGAGTTTTGCTGCGCCTTGGCTCGCTGAATAGAGAGGAGCTAGAGGACTATATCCTTGGCACTGAGGTAGATAATAAGACCGGACGCATCTCTCGCAAGCTCAACACTCGCGCATTCGCGGATCTCTCCAGCGCTATAGAGAAGTGCCATGCAATGACTTACCAAGCCTTGGCCGACACAGTTGGAGACCGCAAAGGCCGCGACGAAGAGCCCGACACGGGCAAGTCAGCCGCAGAGCTTTCGCTTGCCATTACGAAGGCGATGCAAGAGGTTCGTGATCAAGCACGTAAGACGGATAGTTAACAATTGTGTGCCAAATTGTCTCACTTGTGCCATTCTGTCACACCTAAGCGACTCGAAATTCAGGCGTGTCCCATTGTTGGACAAATCGTCATAAGTTGTTGATTTGCAAGTAGTAAGGTAGACTCGATTCTGCATTTGCACAGAAATCCGGACATGCATCCAGGCCCGAAACCCGGCGTTATGACTAACCGGGGTCCGATGGATCGCCGGACCGACGATCCGAGGCTCTGGTCGTCCCAATAATGGTAAAATCTAGGCACCGGCACCCATCCGGACCGGCCTGGGGGTTTTTACGTGGGGGAGACTTCGCTTACCCCTGGTAGGTGGCGATAAAAAAATTTTGATCGAGAAAAGTGTCGGTCGGATGTCAATCTTTAGGTTGATATGTGTATTATGATTTCAACATATAGGTTTATATGTTAGAAACTTGGTGTCACGGTGTCATTGCCCTCGTGTCAATGACGCCATGACGCCGAGTTTTGCAGTTCATACCCAATAGAGATTATGTCTAGAAAAATACTACCCATTACACTCCTCCTGCTGCTGGCCAGCTACTGCCTTCCGCAGTCCGTCTCAAGTATCCGACTGTCCTGGGATTGGACCGAGGAAACCAAACCGGACTCGTTTACGATATACACCGGCGATAACCCGCTCGGGGAGAGTTACACCCCGCTCGTTACCGTCAATTATCCGTCCGGCGTGTTCCCGGACTGGGTCGTGGTGCCGATGCTGCCAGGAGAGCACTATTTCTATGTGACTGCTAGAAACTTTTGGGGAGAGTCACACAAAAGTAACATCGCCAGCACTCCGAAAACGGTTGGGCTTCCAACGCATACGCGGATAGAGCCAGTGAGATAGGGGACTTCCCCCATTGCGCATCCGCCAGGAAAAGCCGATTTTATGATAGTTAGAAAGGCGGCTTATGGCAGACGTAACAGTCACAAATTTTCCGGGCGTTCAGCCCATCTCAGGGCACGTCGTGGTCGATACCGGATCGATTGCGATTGGAAACTCCATCGACATTTCGAATTTTCCGTTGACCTATCCTATCGTTGGATCCGTTGACATAAATAATTTCCCGGCGATCCAGCCGGTTTCAGTAACGAACTTCCCGCCAACGCTGCTCGCGACGATTATCAATGCGCCGCTCGCCGTTACGGGAACCGTTGACGTGCTGAATTTTCCAGCGGTGCTCCCCGTTACGATATCAAACTTTCCGGCGCTACAGCCGGTCTCTATTACGAACCCCGTCACAGTGGCAAACTTCCCGGCGCTACAGCAAGTTTTCGTGGTCAATCAGCCGGTAACGCAGATCGTCTCTGGCGCGGTAGACGTTACGGATCGCGCCGGGCGGACGCTGGGGCACGTCGTCGTTGACTCGATTGGCTCTGTTATAGTCAGCAATTTTCCAGCGTCATACAACATAGGAAATTTTCCCGCTGTGCAGGCGGTTACTTTCGCCACACCAGCGCGAGCAGCAGTATTGTTATCCTGGGAGCGAATGCCCGGAGTGATTGCTGACGCCTTAACTAATTTCACAAACGGCACTCTCTCCGCCGTCGCTCTTCCGGTAGATAATAAATACACGGTGAGCGCAGGTAAAACTTTTCGAATCACTCAGATCAACGTGGCACTCAGGACGACGGCGAATAACGTAGTCAATACGCGGGTGCGGATCCGACAAGCGGCGGTAGTGGCAAACAACTCCCCGATCATCTGGCAAACCGAGCTTGGCGCTTCTAATACTTCGAACGCCGCCGAGGTAGAATATTTTCAATCGTACTCGCCGGACGGGGGTATTGATGTATCCGCGGGCCAGCAGATCGCCATTACGCACCTGGAATCCTCCGCCGTGGGCACCGTGTCAGTCGTGGTTATCGGATACGAATTCTAAAGTGTTGGTGCTGCAAAGCGAGTGTGATACAGTGGCCGCAATGAAGACAGTAATTTACAAGCGGATCATGCGCGAGAATAGCCGCCCTGAGGGGTCCAGATCTCTCGTTCTGTTTAAACGCGGCGAGATGTGGTGCGTCCCGTTCACCATCACCCACAGAAACGAGGATCGGAATTCGGACATTAAAAATATCATTGTGAAGGACGGGGATCTCGCCCGGGAGAACTGGGTATGCCCGCCGCTGGCCAACTACGTTCCAATCAAAGGCGAGCGCACTCGGATCTTCATGACTTTCAAACCGCGTGAGTGAGTGGATACCTAATCCGGAATACGACGCGGATCCCGCAGGGACATTTCATTTTCAAAGGCCGGTCGGACGCGCCCAAATGATTTATCTATTCGACCGGTTCCCGAAACTGGCGTATAAGTATTCGTGCAAACGATTTTTCATCCGTAACTCAAGAGGACGCTGGCGCAGAGCGAACAGGAACAAAATGTGGAAGCATGTGCTGGCAGCTTTTAACGAAAGGTCCGACTATATGATGTGCAATCCGAACTGTGGACAGAAGCCGAATGGTTTAAGACTTGGGAACGACTGGCAAGAGCTTCAGGGTAAGGCTTGCTCAAACGCCCGGTGTTAGGCGACTGTCTTTTTGCTAATGACACTTATCCATGTTCCTAATATGACTGAAATTATTCTAATCTCACTGGCTTCCGGCGTTTGCTCGCTCGTTGCCTTCTCGATCAAAGTTGCAATCGTCAGCGCCGCCGTTCTTTTCGTATGGAGACGATTATAGGACTTTTGATAATCCTGCTCGGCATCGCGGGAGTAGTCTTCTTGCAGGTTTTCAACTGGGAGTAGTTGCACAGACCGCTCCAGTTGGCGACTCTTAAGATATGGCTACTTTATCAACGGCAAACAAGAACGCGCTCCAATACGCAATCGACGAAATGGTGAAAGAATCGGCAGTCGAATTGCCGGTTGATGCTACCGTCGCGCAGCACGTCGCGGACGTGGCGGCCTCCACCGGCTTCCAGACTCAGGGAGCGTTTATGGAGAACGTGAAAAACCGTCCCATTTCGACTCTGCTCGCTTTCGTTAAATTCATCGGCACCTGATAGGTCCGATAACCGACAACGGCTAGTTGTTAGCGGAACTGGTTCTCAGGATCAGTTCCGCTTTTACTTTCATTTGGGCGTTGACATTTCCTTCGGAACTGCTAAATTTTCAGTGCATGAAGAAACACTATCTGATTTTTGACCGGTTCTCGGGCCTCCTGGTTGGCTCGATGTTGTGGCAGGACGCTTACTTCCTTTTTCATAAGCATAGCAATCGCATTGCGGTCCGGATCACTTCCAAGGGCAAATATCAGATCCGCTGGCTCTGCACCGGGCTCGATGCGACTGCGGAAGAGAACCGCCAGGAGCTTGACCGGTTGAAGGCAATCCGCGGAGATGGAGACCTTCCGCGATGACTGTCAAAATAATTCGCAATATTGGATTTGACTCCGAGCACTCCGCAAAGGACTATCCCCTTATCGTCATGTTCTCGGATGGACCGAACAGCGGATGGGCTTTTGCGAAGACCCAGGACGAAGCGAACGAAATCCTCAAACAATTTAACGATGAACTCGCCAATGACTAAAGCGCCTCGAAACTGCCGCCTAATGGGGCACCAGGAGCCGCGGGATTGTGTTGTCCGGGCACTCCAGTTTTCGTGCTCGCTCGACTACGCAGAGGCCCACGCGCTCGCGAAACAATGGGGCCGAAAGGATCGGCGCGCATTCCTCACCACTCAGATACGCGCACTGTTTAAACATCTCGGTTTGCGGATGCGTCCAGACTTATCCTGCCGCCGGGTGTGGTCTGCTCTCTCGGATATGCAACACGGGCGGTTCATTGTGAACACCTGCGATCATACCTTAGCGGTTATCGATGGGATCTGCTACGATTCCGAGTTTACCCGCTGGAATAAGATCGTGGAAATGGCTTATGAGATTCCAGTTGACGAGCCCGATTTTCTGGATAGATTCCCTGAGTTGAAACGCATTTACAAAATCAAAAACACTCACCTCCCGGTAATTCCGGGGCTTCCTCATTATGATTGACTACCTTCTTGCCGCAGCCGCTTACGGATGTATTTTATATGTAGTGGTTTACGTCATCGTGGGCGTCGTGAGCCAGATCGGCATAGTGCGGCGCATAGATAACGCCTTGAACTGGTTCGATAAATTCATGAAGCGTCATTATCTAATAGCCCCCACGATTGGGGGGGTCTTTTTCGGTCTATTTTCTTCGATGATTGTGCTTCTCTACCTCGTGATTATCAAAAGCCTATGATCGCATTCGGATACATACGAGTCAGCAGCAAGAGCCAAGCAGACGGAGACGGTCCGGCTCGGCAGCGCGACAGCATCGCCAAATTTTGCAAGCTCCAGGGGCTGAACCGGCGCGGCAATTTCTTCGATGCAATTACCGGCACTTCTGAGCTAGCCGACCGTGAGGGATTCCAGAATCTTCTTCGGCGGGCAGAGCCGTTTCCGAATACGTGTTTGGTAGTGGAGCGGATGGACCGGCTTGCCAGAGATCTAATAGTTTCTGAGCTTCTGTTCCGGGAATGCCGCGAGCGAAATATTAAAGTTTTCGCCGCAGACCGCGGGGATCTTATTGACATCGCCGGGGGAGATGCAGACCCGACCCGCACTCTAATGCGGCAGATCCTCGGCGCTTTGGCCCAATGGGAGAAGGCGGTCATAGTGATGAAGACCCGCGCCGCCAGGGAGCGAAAGCGGAAGGAAACAGGCCGGTGCGAAGGCAAACTTCCCTATGGGTCCCGGGCCTCTGAGGTTGCGATCTTGGCCCAAATCAAGTTCCGGCGCGATCAGGGACAGAAATACAAAGTGATCGCCAAATTTTTGAACGACCAAGGACTTTACACCAAACACGGAAAGGTTTGGACTGGTAAAAACGCCCGATATGCTCTCGTGGGCGAACCCGGCGAAGGGCGGGCGTTAGACAGAGAAATAGAACGAAGGAGATTACTCGATGAGAGGCAACATCTGTAAGGAACCAACAGACGCAGTAGAACAAGCTAAACGGCTTCACGCTGAAGCGTGTGAGTTGAGGCTAGCCCGAATTCAAAACGGGGCACATCCAGAATACAAAAACGGGACTGAATATCCCAAAAAAGAAAGGAAGACTGCGACCAGCTAAACTATCTATTCCGATCATCATGCTAGGCGGATCCAAGTGGATTCGCCTTTTTCGTGCCCTGGCCCGGCAAAGCTTCCGACTGTTAGACGTGGCTAACGTAATTGCTCGGTATTGTGAGGCGGACCTACCCCTCGCACGAATTTGGTTGAGATCCTGGAAGGCGCGGGGCTGGAAAACCGGTATCCGCTTCGACACTGGGATTTCTTTTCGCATAATCAATTTTTCTCATCGGCTACGGGACAGGGGCCGCCCCAAGGCCAAAAAATACGGCACCCGCGGCTGGCTGAATGCGCCGCTTGTGAAGTTCCCGCCAGGGACAACTGAGGCGGATGTTATTAATTGCGGACGCCCCCTGTGATTTCCGCAGCAGAAAAAATCTTCGCGGGTAAGATCGCGCAGCTAATCCATTCGGATCGCAAGCGAGACGCGGCGCTTGAGATCATGGAGAAATACAAGATTAAGCAGCGGCTGAACAAATCGGACGCCGCCTTGCATGAGATTATAGTTCCCTACGTCCGGAACATTATGGAAGAGGGCGCGCTGAAAGAAGCCGCGCAGATCTACTGGACGCCGAACCAATTCACGCCGGAGCCGCAGAGCGTCCAGGATATCTGGAAGCTTTTCGAGGAAGCTTCATTAGGGCTGATTATGGGCGCGGCGAGCATGGGTAAGAGTTTTTCACTCGGTGCTCGGCTACTGCTCGAATGGGTCCGGGATCCAGAATACACCACGGTCAAAGTTCTCGGCCCTTCGGAAAAACATCTTGAGTCCAACTTGTTTTCGCATTTGGTTTCTCTGCATCAAAACGCGAGCATTCCTATGCCGGGCGAAGTCGGCGGACTCTTCATTGGCCTTAGCCGCCGGGATCAGCTTAGCTCGATACAGGGCGTCATTGTGCCGAAGGGGAACAATCACAAGGCCGGGAGGCTCCAGGGCGGTAAGCGGCGACCCAGGCCGCATCCGCACCCGATATTTGGGGCTCGATCTCGGATGTTTATCTTCCTGGACGAAATCGAGAACATCCCCCGCGGAATTTGGGCGGATATTGACAACGTGCTCTCGAACGCAGGCGGCCAGAGCTTCAAAATTTTCGGCGCATACAATCCCTCGGATCCATACGACGAGGTAAGCAAGCGGGCAGAGCCAGTTTTTGGCTGGTCGAACCTGGACGAAGACAAACATTATCGTTGGAAGTCGGCCCGCGGATGGGAGGTTCTTCGACTCGATGGCGAACGATGCGAGAATGTCCAGCAGGGCAAGATAATTTACGAGGGTCTTCAGACTCGCGAAGGGCTCGAACTGATCGCCTCCTCCGCGGGCGGGCGTAATTCTGGCGGCTATAGAACGATGGGGCGCGGACTATACCCGATCATCGGCCTTGAGGCCACTATCATTCCCGCGGGCATGCTCGGAAAGGTGCGCGGTGAATTCATTTGGTTCGATGAACCGGTGAATGTCGGCGCGACGGATCTCGCATTGGAAGGCGGCGATGAGGCGGTCCACACAATAGGGAAATGGGGCCTTGCCACTGGGATCAAATGGCCGCCTTCGATTGAGTATCCCGAGGGGCATATACAGATGTTTAAACGCAAGGACGGGTCCGTTCAGCCGCGGTTTGGGCTGCAAGCAATGCAGCAATTCGTCTTACCCAAGGGCGATACAATGGCCATGAAACGCTCTATTATGGATGTAAACAGGAAGTCGGGGGTGCGACCAGAATTCTATGCTTGCGACCGAACCGGCCACGGATCCGGGGTAGCAGACTTGATTCGATACGAATGGTCTACCCTGATTCACGATATAAATTATTCGATAAGCAGCACCGATGCGAAGTTAATGGCGGAGGACAGCAAGACTTGTAAGGAGCTATATGATCGAGTCGCGTCTGAGCTTTGGTTTGCGATGCGAATGTGGTTTGAATTTCAGTATCTTCTGATTCACCCATCGATGGACATGGCAAAGCTCGCCGCGCAGCTTGCTAACCGGCGATTCAGAGTGCTCTCCGGGAAATCAAAGATCGAGAGCAAAAAAGATTTCGAGAGCCGCGGATTTCCTTCTCCAAACGACGCCGATTCGCTTTCGCTTTTCGTGCATGCGGCGCGACTAGGCTCCGGGCAGATTCTCTCGATGCTTGTGGACTCCCGCGGCAACGCTGGAAACCTGGATCTGGAGTGGCAGGACCGGCAATATCCCGGCGGCACCAGGATCGACCCATCGAACAGGACCGAAATTCTCGACGTTGACAATTTTTCGCAACCGATCCCGTCTGAATTGCTGGAAGGAGGATGGAGCTAATGCTAACAATGAATAGTAATATTTTTCCGAAGGGCGGACACACGTTCACAGACGCAGACGGAACCAAACACCCCGCGCAAAACTGGCCCGCCGTCATGCGCCGGGTCCGAGATTATCGGAAACGTCGCGGTTTGCCGGAGGGAAACGTGGAGCAGGAAGTGATTGCCCAGGCATGCGCAAACAATCCGGGACTCTGTAGAGAAGATAACGGTCAATACCAGCACGCTTTGAAAAAAGAAACACTAAAAAGCCGGATGCTATCCTGGTTGAATCGGATGAAAGAGCAAGTATCGAAGGAGCCCATCGCTTTTGTATCTGACGAAGAGCGAAAACAGCGGGCGGACGTGTGCGCCTCGTGCCCGCGCAATGAAGTTTTGCCTGACGGTTGCTCTTCGTGCCGAAAAGCGGCGGCGGAACTGCGAAAAAGCATCATGGGATCTCGATTTATCGACGGGCGGTTGAATGCGTGCGGTATTTTGGGCGAGGATTTGCCGACAAGCTCGCACCTGGATCAAATTCGCGTCTCAAATTCGGAGCTACCGGGCAATTGCTGGAGAAAAATCGTATGATTCTCAAATTTTTTCGGTTCGTGGGCAGTTTTTTCCGATCCCAGTGGTGGAGGATTCGCGGATACGAGATTTTAGCGACCACGGAGACCCAAGAAGAGCGTTTTAGCACTTGCATGGTCTGCCCGCACCAAAAAGAGGGCGCGTGCTCGGTCTGCGGGTGCCTCCTCTATGCCAAAATCATGTTGAACCCGGAGGAATGCCCCAAAAAATACTGGCGGCGTAAAAAAGTAGCACGCAAGCCAGTATAATCTGACTATTGAATACATGGCATCATCTGATAGCCCAACTCCAGTTCCGTTTGCATTGACTTCTACCGGTTATCCCGCCAATGGAGTCGGCGGAATCATTCAGTCCCCCGAGATCAACTCCGAGAACGAGCCCACACAGAACAGCGTACGCGATATTGCGATGGCTCGAGATATTACCCGGACTGTGATCATGGCCGGTCGCAATCGATCCATTGTGGCGTCCCGGATCCTCGCGAAATATAATGCGGAGAGGCCATACGACGGCAGGAAACTCGAAGCGGAAGGAATGGGCTGGCGGCAGAACTTCACCAGCAAGCCACTGCCGATGATGGTGGAGCAGGTTGCCCCCAGGTTCGTCCAGGCAATCGATTCTCTAAAATATTTTACCAATTCTTCGCTCTCGGACAAATGGCTAGGCAGCACCGAGAAGACCGAGAATTTTCGCCAGGAGATTACGGACCTGATCCGCAACCGAAAAGGTTTTCGGACGTTGATCACGGACATCGCATTTAACGACGCTCTTTTTGGAAGTGCTATAGTTGCGAAACTCGATAACTATTCCTGGTTTCCACTTTGCTTTTCATTCGAAGACAGTTTTGCGGCGGACGGAACTAAGTCAGACCCGAGACTCGCGCAGATCTTAGTATTGAAAGAAACCCTGCTCCCCCACGAGCTTTTTGATCATATCAAATCAGACTCTGAGGCGGCTAAGGACGCCGGGTGGAAGCTTGAGAATACGAGAACGGCGATCAATCAGGCGTCCCCGCTTCAGATACGCGACCGGCTGAATGTCGGTGGCACCCTGGAGATCTGGTATCAGAACGCTCTTCGAGAATTGACGCTCGGCGCGAGCTACATGGCGGGCTCTTCGGTGATCGTGATTTACAATCTTCTGGTCCGCGAAGTCTCCGGCAAAGTCAGTCACTACCGGCTGGCCGGTCCTGAGCTTCTTGAAATATTTTCTCGGATCGAGCATTTCAAATCGATGGAAGATGCCACAGCGTTTTTCACTTTCCAACACGGCAACGGCACGATCCACGGCAGCAAAGGAATTGGCCGGGATATCTATGAGCTTGCTGGCATGTTGGACCGGACCAGGAATGAAATCGTTGACCGGCTGATCATGTCCGGCAAAACGATGTTCCAGGGAGACACGAAGCGGCTGCACACTTTTAAAATGTCCGTCCTCGGCAGTTCGGTGATCGTCCCCAAGGACTGGACTCCACTTGAGCAGAAAATAGACGGCGACGTAGAGGGCTTCCTGAAGCTGGATATTTTCTTCAAGCAGATCGTCAACGAGTTGATCGGTTCTACCTCGACCCCGAACATGGCAACCGCGGGCGAGGGGATGCGATCCTCCGCTGCTTGGAATTTACTTGCGTCCAGAGAGAACGAATCGAAGGACATTCGAATCGCTCGATTCTTGGAACAGTTTACGGATCTCGTTGGATTGATGCAGCGGCGAATCTGCGATCCCGATGTTATCGACGAGGACGCTAAGGCGGCGCAGAAACGGCTGCTGCTTAAAATGTCTCGTGAAGAATTGGACGAGCTTGCTGCTTGCCCAGTGGCGTCATCGATTGAAGATCTGACTCCCATGGAGCGGCAAATGATCGTCATGATCTCCCAGGAAAAACGGGGCAATCCGCTTTACAATCAGCGGCAACTCGAAGTTGAAGATCTCAGTGCTCGTATCGGCGCGGAGTTTGCGAATCGCGTTTTGCTCCCGGACAATGATCCGACCGAAGAGGCCGAACAGAGCCGCATGCAGAACCTGGAAATTGTTCTGTTAAGCTCCGGGCACCCGGTAGAGGTTAGCCCGCGGGATAATCACTTGATCCATTTGAAAGTTTTGATGCCCGTGGTTGAGCAGGCCGGGCAACATATTTCACAGGGGCAGATCTCGACGGACGTTCTCGTTGCAATGGTTGCTCACGTAAACGAGCACTATACCCAGGCGCTAAAGCAGGGCGTCAAAGCGGATCAGCTTACCGAAGTATCACAATTTTTAGCGAAGGCTGGCCCCGCTATCGCCAATCTCAAAGCTCTCGACGCACAGGCCGCGCAGCATGCCCGGGCCGGGCAGGAAATGGCTGCCGCACCCCAACCCTAAAACATGAATCCCTCACGCCATGGAAATTATCGCGACCGAACTTGAATGGACACAAACTGACCGAGAAATCTGGTCAAGGTTTTTAGACACTCCCACGGGCCGAAGGCTGATCCCCAAGCTTCTCGAATTCGCTCCTGCTCTTTTGGAGAAGGGCGATACAAATGCGATCCTGATCCGCTCCGGAGAAATTCGTGGATTGCAATCCACTGTTACAAATATTCTTTCGATGGCTCGCGCCGATATGGAAAATCAACCCCCGGCTAAAGTTATCGATTCGTATCCTCCGCTGGAGGACGATTCCGCGTGGGAAGACGGAAAAAAACTTGTTGAAGAGCCCACGAAACCGACCGCAAACGACATACTATAAAATATATGCCCGACCCAATTATTACTCCCGCCCTCGATCCCGCTCTCGACCCCGAAGCGGTAGCAGAAAACAATCGAAAAGTAGCCGCCGCTCTGGAGCGCTCCGCCGACAATACTCCCGAGCCGGATCCAGTGGCGATCCAATCTCTCGACGATCTCCATGCCGCGAAGGTTAAAGAAAAAGAAGAGGCCGCGAAAAAGGCCGCGGAAGAAGCGCCGCCAATAACGGAGGAAACTCCGGAGGCGAAAGAGGCCGCTGAGGCCGCCGCCAAGAAACTCGAAACCGAGAAAGCAGAGCGCGATGCTTCGTTGAAAAAAGCGGACGACATTTTCAAGGACGCCCCGACGCTCCCGACTGGTGCGAGCCCGAAATCATCCGAAGCTTTTGCCTCGATCAAGATCCGCGCCGCCCAGGAAGTTAGCCGACTCGAAGCAGAGCTTGCCAAGGTCCGCGAGGAAGCGGAGAAGATAAAGGCCAGCACTTCTGAGAGGACGCCCGAGCAGATCGCAAAAGACAAAGAATTGGAAGAGTTGCGCACATGGCGAACAAAGATGGACGTGGATTTCGATCCGAAATTCAAATCCTTCGATACTACCGTGTCCAAGGCAAACGATTTCATTTACTCACTGCTCCGGAAGTCTCCGGCGGTGAATGATGACACGATCAAACAGATCGAGAAATTCGGCGGCCCGGACCGTTGCAATCTCACCGAGCTTTTCAAGGCTATCAACGATCCCGTTTTGCAGAGGACGGTAGAGAGCCAGATTTCCGACATCGTCAAAACCAGATACGAGAAGGAGCAAGCGGTCAAGGCGGCTAAAGAAAATCTCACCAGCTATCTCGCCGACCGGGAAAAGAATATCGAAGCCTCCGCCACTTCTCATCACAAGGCAACCGCGACGGAACTGGCTTCTTTCACGGCGTCTTTGGATTGGTTCAAGGAACAGGCCCCAACCACGAAGTCTACTCCCGAAGAGAAAGCGAAGATCGAGGATCACAATAAATTTGTGACCCAACTCCGGGGAGAGATTAAAGCCGCCCTAGACGATGATTCTCCCCGCATGCGCGCTACGCTGATTACCGGGCTCGCTCAGTTGTTTCAGTTGCAGAGGATCCATGAATCTGCCTCAAAGAGGCTCGCCGTTCTGGAAAAAGAAAACGCGGAGATAACCAAGAAATGGAATGCTGTGAAGCGATCCGGGCAGTCTCGCCTAGCAGAATCCGGCGCGGTTCCCGGTGCGAAGGCTCCGGTGACGAAACCCAAAGACGAGTTTAATGTCCGCGCAACCGACGCACTCGATGCCGCGGCAAAGCAAATCTTGGAAGAGCGCGCCAGGGCTGGTGCTAACGCATAATGCCACTCCAGGTTCCCCTAGCCCCTTCGGATCACACGGCGGGCAGTCCAGGATTGCCCGCCTATAAAGAATCCGCGCAAGTCACCGTCTTTACGAAGAAGGTGATGATCATTCTCCCGTGGCACAAGAATGTTTCGCCGATCACCGCTTTTTGCGTGGCGCAGTTGATTGATCGCCGACGGACTGCAACGCTGCTCAACTGGGGAGACGCTTTCATTTCGCATACTCGAAACCACTGCGCGGATATTTTTCTCCAATCACAGTGCGACTATGCGCTTTGGATCGACGATGACATGGTCCTGCCGTTCGGGAATGCCGAATGGTATGGAGCCCACACGGATTTCAACTTCCCGAAAAAGTTCATGGAGTTGAATACGCTGGATAGGCTAATGAGTCACAACAAAACAGTAGTCGGCGCGCTCTACTTCGGGCGGCACAAATACGGCCCGCCGGTGAACAACGAAGGCGCGGCCAATCCGCAATTGGCAGAATATTTTCGAAAGGGTCCGCATGATAAACTCCAGGAGACTCGGTGGGTTGGCACTGGCTGCTTACTTACCCATCGCTCGGTTTTCGAGGATATCGAAAAAGTTTTCCCCAGGCTTGCACGAGGCCCGGGAAAATCGGGGGGCAATTGGTTCTCCTCCTCAGAAGCAAGCCTCGTTGATCGAGTTCAACGAATCCGGGACGCACTGGCAGACGGTCCTATCTCAGGAGAGAAAGGGTTCGAAGCGCTTCAGGGATTGGAATCAGCGTTGGCCTTGGCTCGTTCAGAAAATCCACTTGGGATCGGCGAGGATGTTTCGTTTTGTTTACGTGCCAAGGCTGCCGGTCATACGCCATATATTGATCTCGGCCTGATCTGCGGGCACATGGGCCATTGTGTTTACGGACCGGAGAACACTCGGCAGAAACCTAAATCAGTTTTGAGCCGATGAAGATCCTGATCGCCTTGCAATATTGGGAAGGGGATAAAGCGCAAGCTGAAAAGCTGGCGACGTTCCTTACCGATTTGCAGGCGAAACATTCCGAGCACGCAGATTTTCTTTTGATCAACCGATACGACTGCATTCCTCCCACAGGGCTCGCGCAGTATGTAGCTCGCAAATTTAATACGTTCACCTACCGGGCACCGCGAGGAATGACCGGATGGCCCGCCGGTTGCAATTCTCTTTGGGCGAATACGCTCCAATGGGTGAAGTGCATGAGCGAAGCCAAGAAGTGCCCACGGTATAAAGCGATTTTCACCTGCGAAGGAGACGGTGGCCCGGTGTTCCCCGACTGGGTGGAGAGGTTATCGAAAGCTTGGGATGTCGCAAACTCCAAAGGGCCGGTATGCATGGCAGGCCCGCTCGTTAAAATCCCCGCGGAGCACATAAATGGCAATGCGCTAATGTCCGGAGACCCGGAAATGCTGAAGTGGCTTGTGCGGCTAGCGCTGAATGTCCCGGCAACGGGCGGCTGGGATTTCGTCCTCGCCGGTGAGTTTAAACGCAAAGGTTGGGCAAACATTCCCGGCATGGTGAGTTACTACAACTCTAAAGCATTTTCTGTTGAGCAATACTTAAAAATGCAGAGCGATAATTTAATATGGTGCCATGGCGATAAGTCAAATGCGCTTGTGGATCTCGGAAGGATATTCCTACTCGGTGCAAAGACCCCCTCACTATGAATAAAAATTCTAAAATATATGTTGCCGGACATCGCGGGCTTGTCGGTCAAGCTTTTCTTCGACAACTCGTGCAGCAAGGATATCAGCGAATCACAGTAGCCACCAGCGATACTCTGGATCTCCGGCGGCGAAGCCAAACCAATAAGTTTTTCGCAGATGTCCGCCCCGATTACGTTTTCCTCGCCGCGGCAAAGGTTGGCGGCATCATTGCGAACGACACGCAATCCGCGGACTTCATACGGGACAATTTGGCGATTGAATCAAACGTGATTGAGGCTTCCAGAGTTTACGGAGTGACGAAGCTACTCTTCTTTGGATCGGCTTGCGCGTATCCGAAATTTGCGCTGTGCCCGATCCAGGAATCTTCCCTGATGACCGGCGAATTGGAGCCCACAAACCGCGCCTATGCAATCGCGAAGATCGCCGGAATCGAGATGTGCAATGCGTATCGAAAACAATACAACTGCGATTTCATTTCGTGCATGCCGACGAATATTTACGGTCCAGGCGATAGCTACAACTTGGAAAACAGTCACGTCCTCCCCGGAATGATCCGTCGGATCCATGAGGCCAAAGTCGCGGGTAAAAAACTCGTCACGCTTTGGGGCACCGGCAAGCCCACGAGAGAATTTTTATTTTCCGATGATCTCGCAAGGGCCGCGATTTTCTTGATGAACAATTACCAGGATCCAGGACTTATCAACATTAGTTCTGGCCAGGAGATCGAGCTTTCTGTCCTCGCTGAAACGATTCGGAAGATCGTGGGATACGCTGGCTTCTTGTGGTGGGATACGAAGAAGCCGGACGGCACCCCGCGCCGCGCTCTCGATATCGGGAAGATCAGCCGACTCGGATGGAAACCAGAAGTCTCGTTAGAGGACGGGATCAAGATCGCCTACAAAGATTTTTTAACACGACTATGAAAACTGCACTCATTACCGGAATCACTGGCCAGGACGGAAGCTATCTAGCGGAACTTCTTTTGGAAAAGGGTTACGAAGTCCATGGGATCATACGCCGATCCAGTAGCTTTCACACAGGCCGGATCGATCACATTTTCGACAAGCTCCATATTCACTACGGGGATCTCAGCGACGGAAGTAACTTGTCCCGACTCATGGTGGAGATATGCCCAAATGAGATTTACAATCTCGGCGCGCAGAGCCATGTAAAAGTTAGTTTTGATCTTCCTGAATACACGTCAGACACGACCGGGCTCGGAACGATCCGGTTGCTTGAGGCATGGCGCGGATCCGGGATCGAGTCTCGTTACTACCAAGCAAGTTCTTCAGAAATGTTCGGGGCCTCTCCTCCGCCGCAGAGTGAGGAAACTCCATTCTATCCGCGGAGCCCCTAC